ACATCAGCACGAGCCACGTGAGGCCCATACCCATGTCCATGCGGTACGTGCCGAGGAAGGTCGACGTGCCGATCAGCGTGCCCTTCAGGAACATCGCGAGCGGCCCGAGCGCCGACAGGATCAGGACTCTTGTAAGACTCGGCCAGCTCATCGTCGAGGGCATCGGCGCGCTCCTGTTCTCGTTTCAGGTTCTCGGCAAGCTCTTGAATCGTCCCGGCGTCACGAGCGATCGTGTCCTTGGCGCGTGCGAGCTCGCCGGACACCGATGTCGCCAGGACTCGCGCTCCCTCACGTCCGCTCTGCGCGCGGCTGTTCATCACCGCAAACGTCACCAAGCCGCCGGTTGCGACGGCAAGTAGTCCGACGAGCGCATAGACGACGCCGATCACAGGAGTCCCGCCAGCGTCAACAGCGCGTAGGCCAGTACGTGAACGAACGCCGTGAGCACGTCGGTGGCGATCCTCGTCATCGCAAGATCTCCTCGCGGTAATCACCGAGCGTGACGTAGTCGAGAAACCCGCACGGCTCGTACGGACATGCCAGCGCCGGCACGACGCGGCCCTCGACGTCGACCGTGTGCGTGCTCGGCACGTCATAGATCCCGCCGCACCGTTTGCACGACACGGCCGGTCGGCCCGACATTGTCTCGGTCGTGTACATGCCGGGTAGCAAGGACGTGACCGGGCCGAGGTGACGGTTGAGACGCTCGCCCATGGCTACGCCTTCGGTTCGCCCTGAGTCTTCATCCACATCGTGAACGCGGCACCGAATGCGCCCATGAGCATCATCGTGTTCGGCGTGGTCCCGCTCGCGACACGCTCGGCGAGCATGCCGAGACCGCCGAGAACGGACGCGACCGCGACCTTGCGGTAGCCGGTGCGGAGCCATGAGATCTTCCGCTCGAGGAAAAACAAGATGAAGAACGCCGCAACGATCAGCGCTGGTACAAGGTGGCCGGCCTTGTAGAGTTTCCAGGCAAACGATGCTTGGTCAACCGGCGAGACATCGGCAGCGCTTGGGAGCGACGACACAGCAGCAGAGCCGGAGCCGTCGGCAACGGCGACACCGCAAAACAGAGCGAGACAAATCAGAACGCGAGTGAACATGTGGCCTCCTATTTGGTGAGATGCGAAATGGCTGCGTAGACGGCGCCGACGAGGGCAGCTACCGCTCCGGCGAGACCGCCGGACTTGAAACGCTCCTTGCGCGCCAGCGCTTTTGTAATGACTTCCTTGTCGCGCTCCTTGCGCTCGAGTAAGCCGAGGCGCGCGTCGCCGTCGCTGATACGCTTGTCATGTGCGGTGATCCGGATCTCGATCTCGCGCACGCTCATGATGACGCGCTCGACGATGAGTCGGATCTCGACCTCGAGCTGGCGCAGTCGGTTGTCAACGGTCGAGACCATTGCGGTGACCGACTCGAGCCCGGAGATCAGCATCGGCATCTGGTTCGCGACCTCGTCCATCGATCGCATGCCGTCCTTGATCGCCGGCATTACGAAGTCGTTGAGCATCGTTTGATGCTTGGTCGCTGCCTCGGCGAGAGTCGCGAGCTTGGAGTCGACGCGATCGAGCCGCTCGCCGTCCTTGCGTGCGTCCCATACCTTTCCGATCGCTGTGGTGACGTTGCCGAGCCCCTCCGACAGCATGTCGAGCTGGCGAGCGATTGGCGGGGGGATCGAATCGTAGCCAGCGAGGCTCGACGGTGACGGCGGCTCCTGCGGCGGAGGAGTCAACTCAGGATCGATCTCCACGGTAGGCACGCCGAACGGGTGCGAGCGTCGTCGCCGGCCACCGAGCGCACGCTCGGTATCGCCCATAGAGCCGGGGCGCTTGAATTTGTCGGTCACGGCTCACCGCCACAGACACACCCCTGAAACGCGTTGCACCCGCGGTGTCCGGTTTCGCACCCCCACAGGCACAGCCCCTCGTGACGCTCTGTTGGAACACACGTCGCATTCGGCAGCGGTTCGCCGTCGAGTACGCACACCTCGCCAATGCCGTCACAAACGAACACGTGGCCGCACGGCAGGTCGGGGAACGCCTGGCAGTACGCCTCACCGAGCGCAACGCCTGGAGTGGTTGGTACCTCGACGTCGGTCGAGCACGCGACGAGCAGCGCGATCACCAAGCGCATCGCGACCCTGCGAGGTTGTCGGCCATGGCGAGCGCCATACCGCTGGTCATGAACAGCCCTGCCGCGATGTAGTTGCCCTCGTTGTAGGTCAGGACGGACGCGGCGATCGCGGCCGCGGCTAGCGTGAAATCCCCGGCGTAGAGCCACACCGACGGGCATCGCTGGGCGGCGATCCGATAGGTGGGCGCACAGGCGCCGAGCGCGAGAACGAACAGCAGCCGTTTCACCTACCGAGCGTCGCTGAGAGGCCCGGACGGGTCGATTTCAGAGGGTCAGGGTGACGTCGACGAGAGATCCGTGCCCGAACGAGGACCCATGCGGGATGCGGCCGCGAAACACGTAGAAGTAGTCCTGAATCAAGTCGAGTTCGACGGCTCCATTTTCGAGCGTCCCGCGGTTCACGCGTGCCACGCGGAACACGATCCCGGCGATATCCGGCTTGTTCCACGTCACCTTGACCGCGTCGCCTGGGTTCACTGAAATGAACGAACGGTCAACAATTGCCGTGCACTTCATGAGCGGACGGGACCGTGCGGCGAGCTCGCGGGCGGCCATCTCGGCAGCGAGCGCCGGCGTACAGACGCCCGGCATCGAAATCACTTCCTCGTTGACCTGCCCGTCCTGCCCGACCGCATTGGCCGGGCTTTGTGCCGTCTCGCTGTCGTCTTGGTAGTCGCGCTCGCGGTTCGTGTAGACAAGCCGGACCTTGTTAACGATGCTGGTCCACCCGCCCATTGCGAACCCTCGTAGCTCGCATCCGTTGTCCTTGTGGATGTGCGGGATCGTGTTCGGGTCGTAGTCGTTGCGGATGAGCTTGATCTTGATCAGCCCATCGCTTGCGTCCTCGTACAGCGTTGCGTCAATCTGCTTGAGGATTTCCATGACATGCTCGTCGGCTTCCTCGGCGCTGTCGATGCACCTGGAGTATCCGTGCGACTCGGACGATAGCGTTGCCGCCGCAGCCTGAAACGATGCGATGTCGATCAGCGACGAGTCATAGCCAAGCTTCCCGAACTTCGCGCGGAGCAGATCGTAGAGCACGTTCATCACGTTCGACTCGTCGCCGACTCGCTCGTACGGGTAACTCGCCGGGTATCCCCCACCGGTTCGATACGAGAACACCTCGAACGAGTAGGCGGGGATCGTTGGACTGGCACCGTGGAGCCATCGATCGGCAGTGGTGTCATCGTTGCTAAACAGCAAAACGGTTACGTATCCTCGGTAGCCCGGGATCGTGTCCGGGGTGACATTCGTGATGTACGTGTCGAGCCATGGATCCAAAGCATCTTGCGACGAGTTCCCATCGAAGTAGACGATGCGGCTGCCGACGAGACCGTCACGCCCGAACGATCCCGAGATCTCGGAGATCACGTCGGTCTCAACGGACGCGCCCAGCGGGTTGAGACCGGCGAACTTTTTTTCACCGGCCCACATACCACACAGCTTGGTTTCGCCCTTGCCGTCATCGAACGGGATCCCGACGACGAACAGCATATTCATACAGTACGCCGAGCTGCCAAGTGGATAGTTCACCGCCGTGTAGTCGTCGACCGCGCCGGGGGTTCCACACCAAACAGGGATTGGGTTGCGCACGCGACACCGTCCATAGATCAACGGCACGGGTAGCCCAGCGTCGACGTTCGGAATGTCGAGACTCCGCGGCCGAGGGCGGTGCGGTTTCTCCTCGATCCACCGATGATAGATATATTGACCGGCCATGAAACCGATCGCGAGTCCAGTGAGCATTACGTAATCTCCCTGAGCCCGTAGCCCTGCGCGAGAAACGGCGTGCTCGTTCGGATGTGCGGGAATCCGCCAAAATTGAGCCGGTTGTCGAACTTGTCCCGGCACGTTTCGACGTCGTACATGCACCCGGCGTAGATCTCGACGTCGTCGCCGACTACGAGACCAACGATCTGCATTTGCATCGACAGATCGCACACCATCGAGACGCCCGGGTTGAGATCAGTCTGTGTTCTGATCGTCATGCGCTCGCCGGTCGCGACGTGAACCACCTCGCCGTTCACCGCCCACTCCGCACGATTCGCGTCGGCGGCCGGGACGTTACTCAACTCGACACGGATGTCACGGCCGCTGACATGGAGCACGGTCGTCGTCAGCATGTACGGAATCGCATCCGGGTTAGAGCCCGCGCGCTCGATGCGGCACATTGTGTCGTAGAGAATGTGCGGACAATTTCGGCCAACGGTTACGTTCGGAATGACCCGCAGCAGCATCTCGCCTGCGCGCGACGGCACACGAAATGTCGCCTCTGTCCCTTTGTCGTCGCACGCCATGCTCGTGATATCGCCGACCCAGAGCCGCTCGATCTCACCGCTCACCACCTGTTTGCGCCACAGCGTGACCGTGATCTTCTTCGGCGGGATACCTTGCTGTGTGTAGCGAGTTGGCAGCGCGTGGTCGATCGGCAAGGTCAGCACGAGCTCGCGCGTATCGCCCGACGCATTAACGCCGACCTCGCCTCGAGCTGCCGGCGTTGCCGTGTACAGCACCGAGTCGACCTGAAGATCGCGGATGCCGAATGCGATCCGGTGCTCGACATCGCCATAGGTAATGTCGCAGAACTCGCGCGGCTCACTATCCTCCGCCGATGCCTCGTCTTCTGCGAACGTGGTCATTCTGGATCCAGGATCACGGTGGGCGCGAGGTACACGACGCGCGCGACGGATGCCACCTTGAATCCGTCAGCGTTGAACGAAACAGGGAAGTCATCGCTTTCGAATCGGCACGGCTCGAGCCATGAGATCATGGCAACGTCCGAGCTCGCCGGGTCCTCGCTAACGGTCAGTGTGATCGTGCCGTCGAGATTGTCGATCGCATCCTCGATCTCGGCGTAGGTCACCGTCTCGTCGTCCTCGACGATCTGAATGTGCTGGCGCAGGTCCGGCCACCACGCGAACAGGTCCGAGCCGTCCTCGGACGACACGACAATCTCCCCGGGCGCTTGCGAAACAAACGTCAGATCGTCGCGCCAGGTCGGCAGCCAAAACGCCTTCTGTCGCCCTTTGACCTCTGAGAGAAACCTTTTCCACCACTGCCAATCTGTCTGGCCTGCGCTCTTGAACAGCACAGCGCGTCCCCAATCCGCACGGTCAGCCGTGCCGAGAGCGTACGGCGTGCCGCCGTGATCGATGATCTCGGTCGCTGCCTGGACGGAGTCCTGTGCAGTACCCTCGTTGTCGAGCCGCTTGTCCCAGACGGGGTGACCCGCATAACTCGTCACGGTCGCGCCGGTGCCGACCGCGCCGGCCTCGCTCGCGCCAGTCAGCGGTTCGTCGAAGATGTCGCCCGCGGCAATCGTGTCAGAGCCGGTCCACGTCCCCGTCATCATCACGTTACTCGACAGCAAAAGCTTGCTGTAGAGGTTGTCGAGTGTGGTCACGCCGGGTCGGTAGCGGAACTCGGTGAAATAGCCCGTCTCGATGAGTTGGCCGATTGCCGGGTAGATCGCATTCGACGAAAACTGAACATTGATCGCATTGCCCGCGAGCCCGAACAGCCGCGACACCAGGGTGACGTTGTTGAACGCCGCCGACAGCGTGACCGGTCCGAGCGGCAAGGTGGCCAGCGTCGGCGCGAAATCGTTGATATTCGCGCGCGCGTTGATGTTCCATCTCTCGACGGAGACTGGATACCGAGGGAAATCCTGTTGCGGCTCGAGGAAGATAGGCACCGCGGGCATGATGACTCCGCCGACGTTGCCGAGTGACCCCGGTTCGATGTCGAGCACGATGGTCGTCGAAGTCACCGACTGAATCACCGCGTCAACGAACGAGCCCGCGCGCGCCACGACCACGCGTTGCCCAGGTTTGGCCCAATCGGAGTACGCCGTCGAGTGGACGAACACCGTGAACGTGCTCGCGTCCGCGGCGATCGTCAGATCTTCGTGCGGCAAGCCGAGCAAAAACTGAGCGCCGACGGCCGCGAACCGCGCCATCTGCGCGCGAACCGTCCGCGGGCTATCCGCCCGCAGGAGCGCCGATCCAGAGAAGGACTGGCGCGCTACGTCGTTGCGTGAGATGCGCTGCTCCTTGCCTGAGCGCGTTTTGATTTTGACGTCGGTGATCCAGTTGTAGGTGACCTGAAATCCGTTTTCCAGATCGAGCACAAGCGTCGCAACTCCGGCCGGGCCGAACCCGACGGCAAACTCCGGATCTTGTCCGCCATCCGGGAAGTGGCCATCCCAAAAGATCTTTCCGTCGACGAGATTCGCGTCAGGAAAGTGCTGACCGAAAAACGAGATCGTCATGTGAGGTTATTGGCCACCGCGGTGAGTCGTCCGGTGGCGTTGACGGTGAACGTCCAACGATTCTTGCTGTCGGCGAGATCACGGAACACGATCGTGCCGGTGTCGTATCCGCTCGACTCGCCAGCAAGGATGGACAGCGCGCCACGCATGCCGTCGCCGTAGGTATGAGCGCCTTCCATGACCTGCTCCCACACCGACGCCGATTCGTCGGTCATGTTCACCGTCGTGTACGAGCGCGTGTAGCTTGCGCCCTCGACGATGATCGACGACTCGGGCGCGTCGTGGTCGGTCTCAGTCTGCGTCGCCTCGTACGTGAACAGACCATCGAGACCGCGCTGTGTGCTCGCGTTGTCGCTGATCACCGCCGCTGTTTCGTTGCCAGACAGCGCAACACGCGTATCGCTGTAGGCATCCGCCAGCGACTCCGCGATGGCGATCGTGTTCGCGGTTACCGCGATGATCCAGAAGTCTGCGCCGATAGCGATCGAATCAGGGTCAATGCCAATAAGCTCGTCGCAATCAAACGGACCGTCGCCAGTCTCGTATCCGTGGGTCGTGAGCGTCAGTGTGTCTGCGCCAGTATCGACCGATTCGACGGTGTCATCGGCAACGACCAGCGGGCGCCGCTTGTTCGTCATCGTGCCGAGCGCTACCGCGTAATCTGGCGATGTCGGGCCGCAGAAATACACCACGCCGTCGCCGATGAGGTCCGTGCCGCGATCTGCCAGCGACACGCCGTCCGACAAATAAACGATGACGTCCGCGCGTCGCTTGACCGCGGTGATCTCGTTCGCTTGCCAGACGGCGGCCATGGCGCGCTACTTGGCCTTCGGCGCGACGGGTTGCTGAGCTTGCGGCTGAGCGGTCCAGTCAGCGGCCATCTCGCATCGCGGCTTGGCGTCAAACGGCGCGGCGCAGTAGATGATCACCGACGCGCCATCCTTGGAGCACAGCACCGAGTCGACGCCTTTGATGGCCGTCCCGCTGCCGGTCCACGGCGAGCACTTGGCGCCCGGGTCGACCTTGCCGATCCACCGCTCGGCGAAGTCGAGCGCGAGGTTCTTGGGACCCCTGCCTTGGACGTGCGCGAGGATCGCGTCGGCCTTCTCCTGGTTCGCGGTGAGTTCAGCGTCGAGCTTGGACGCCTCGGTCTTGCCGCATGCGGCGGCAGCGAACATGATGGTGAGCATGAGAGCGAATCTGGTCACGGGGTCTCCTGTAATGTATTGATCGAGCTGGAAATCGTCAGCAGGTTGCACTCGCCTGGATCTAGAGCGCTAACCGTCAGCAGACTGCACGCAGGCGGAGTCGGCGCGACGTATGCGCGTTCGTCGGCCATGCGTACGCCTGCTCGGTCAAACGCCAGCGCACATGCGATCGACGTCGACGCGGCGAACAGCACAAGCGCTGCCATAGCGACAACCGGGCGCATCCGTGGTCGCACGATTTCGCAGATCACGGGGCCTCCGGGGTTTCGTCGCATCGGTAGGCAACCGCCTCGCCGATGTTGGTAAATACAAGGTCCGTCGTCGTGGCCGACGCGACGTCGCCACCATTCGCGGCGCACGTCGGTGGCACTTGCCACGGGTTAGAGAACAGGAGCGTGCACGAGCCGCTCGCTCCGTCGCCTGGCGTGACGATTCCTACCAGGTCGTCGCCGACTATCGTGGCTTGCGTCGAGTCGCCACAGGACACGAGGCGCGTCACGATGCGATTGCCGGGGTCCTTGCGCGCGTGTACCTCGCGTTGCACCTCTGGCGGTAGCGCGGGCAGTTCCTTGCCGGTCGGCGAGTCGGGGATCGCGAGATTCGCGGCGACAATAGCGGTCACGATCGCAATCCCTGCAGTCGGGCCGTATTTCTTCAATTCGTCGACGAGCTTTTGGGGATCCATCACGGACTCCTGACTGCGGTGAGGTCCAGTGCGAGTCGCGTCTGGTCGATGTGCAGCCGCCGCGCCGTCGTGCCAGCCGATTTAAGAATCAGCGCGCCCGCGCCAGATAGCCGCGCCGAGCCGGTCGGGATGTTCGTGTTGATGTTGCAGCGCTTGGTTCCGTCGACGTAGAACTCCGCGCGAGTCGAGCCCGTCATGCGCGCTTCTAGCCGATAGATGTTTGTGTTCGGGTAGACCAGTGCCGCCACGGGACTGGACACGGTCGTGAACGACTCGTCACTGACGTTAACGCCGTTCATTGTGTAGGCCGTGCGCGTACTGTTCGAGCTGCACCAGCACTGCCAGATGTCACCGCCGGTTGCCGATCCGGTGCCCGGGTTGGTCATCACGTCACCGCGGTCGTACGAGAACCAACACCCGTCGACCTGATCTGCAGCGGTGTTCGTGTCGAAGAATCCGACCGTAGCCGTGTACTCTTCGCCAGCGGTCGACAACGTCGGGAACCCAACCGTGACCTCGTAGATATACGTGCCGTCGCCTTGATTGATCGCGTTCGCGCTGGTCGTAACCGCTGCCTTGCCGGTCGTTGTGGTCCCGGTATCGAGCACGATGATGCCGGGGCGGGCAGTAACGGCGGTAAAGTCGGAAATCTGCGAGTTGGAGCCCGATAAGATCACCTGATATATGCTGCCAATCGGCATGCCCGTCGACGCGACTGGGATTGCCGAGTTGAGCATGAAAAACTCGTCGGTAAACTCCAGGTGCTTGCCGCCGTAATTGTTGATGCCGATCGGTCCGTTGCCGAACGTTGTCGTGGCCGTCGATGCGACAGAGAACGTGTTGCTGTTGATGCTGACCGACGCGGTGAACGTCGTGTTGCCGTCGACATTCAGCGTGCTGTTAAAGTCCGCAGCACCAGTAACATCTAGTGTCCCGCCGACTGCCGTGTTTCCGGATGCGCCGAGTACGGAGAAATTGTTCGACAGCACGATGCCCGTTGATGCGCCAACGTAGAGATTGCTGCTCGACCCGATCATCACGTGACCAGCCGTGACATCGAGAGCGCGGTTCTGTGTGCCGCCGCTTGCGTCAAGACCAAGCCCGATACTCTGGGTTCCGCACGCTGTCTCACCGCCACACGCCGATCCGGTGGTGGTCATGACGTTGGAGATCTTCGCGGCGAAGGCGCCGGTCCTGCCCGCCGTAGCGGTCGCGTCGCGTGCCACCGACGGGGTCGACACGATGTTGAGCCCCATGATGTGAAACGACGTGTTGAAGTCCGCGGATGTCTCAGTGCGTGAGTCTGAGATCTTGATCAGGCTACTGTCGGTCGTGATAGCCGTGCCCGTGTTGCCGAGCGTGAGCACGTCGACGTTGCTGTCAACCGATGTCGCCGCGGTGTCACCGAACCAGACTCGACCGTTGCCTTCGAGGCGTTGCCGCTCGGTGAACGCATCCGAGTCGCCCACCCCGAACGAAAATCTTGCCGTGGTGGCCGGGATGATCAGCTGAAGGGTGTCGGTTTGGATACCGAATCCGTAATTTTGGGTCGCGCTGATCGGAAAGAGCGCGATCTTGGCGCCCGCCGCTGCGGCGAACGTCATGGGGTGGTTGGCGTCTGGTGCGGTTCCTATTCCGACTAGGTCAGAAGAGTCGTTGCCGATCGTCGAGTCGTCGATAACAGTGAAATCATCCGATACAGTCAGATCGTCGGTGACCGTAACGAGCCCGCCCGACGTGATCGAAAGCTGCTTGGTGTCATTGGTGACGAGATGGAGTCCGACCGAGTTCGAAAACGTCGACGTGCTCTCGGCGAGTATCCCGGCGTACTTCGCCGACTCCCCAACCGAGGCCTCGCTAGACAGCTTGAGCAAGAGCCCGAGTCGACGAGTCTCTGCGTCCACGTCCGTGCCGTTGTGGCGAATCACCACGGCTTCGTTGTAAGCGTTGGTACCGGAGCCGGTGAAGAATTCGGCCTTAGGTGCAGTGCTGGGAAACAGCGGCGAAGATGCGTGGATCGCAGTCGGCGCCGTCGCCTGTCCAACAGAGAGCGTTTCGGCGATTGTTGCCAACCCCGTGATCGTGGCGTCGTCTGTCACCGTCAGATCGTCGGCACTGACGAGATCGCCGGTGCCGGTGGTGGTCCAGTTGGCGGAGGTCGTGCCGCCGGCGGTTGCAGTGAGGAGACCGGTAACGTTGAGCGTACTTAAAGCCGATGTAGCGCCGGCCAATTCAATCAGCCCGGACCCGGCAGTCCGTAGCGCATAATTGGTGTCACCACCACTCGCCTCGAACTGGCCGCCTACGTTGACGAGCGTATTTCCTCCGCCGGACTCCGTTGCTGTGTTGACGCCTCGAATCGCATAGGCCGTGATGCTCCCGGCCGTGGTGTCGTACGTGCCAGAGTTGTTACCGCGCACTGCGAATTGCGCTGACCCGGTGGCTGCAGTTGGGAATGTCAAACCAAGTACAGCGCCACTTGACGCGGCCGTAGCTGCGTAGTTTACCGTCGTGAATCCGTTGACGGTGTGAGAGTCGGAAACAGACGAATCGCCGAGCGTGGCATTGCCAGGGAAGCTAACCGCCGCCGACGAATTCGTGACCGTTAACCACGTACGCGCAAAGCCCTGCTCTGCGCCTGCACCCGTGCGAAACGTCGTCGTACCGCCGGTAAATGACTTGCTGTCAAAATAGACGTTGCCGTCGGTCGCCGCGGCCAAGCTCCAGCCTGCCCGCGCGTTGGTCGACGAGTTGACGTCCTGACCGATGTGCATGTAGCCGGTGGTCCCGGCGATGCCACCGTCTGTGGCGAGAGTGAGATCGCTCGCGGACGACAACGTGGTGCCGTCGTCCGTCGTTGACGAATTCCCCAGCGCACTGCTACTCGTCCACTTGGCCACCGTGTTCGTCGTGCCGCTGCCGGTGATCGCCGCACCCCCGGTACAGACCCAGGTCGTGCCGTTCCATTTCAGGCCGTCATTCGTGGAGCAGTCGGTGCGGATCTTGAGCGGCAGGAGCGACGTCCCCGTGCCGGTGAGCGACGCGTCGGTGGTGACCGCGCGCAGGCCGCCAGGCGGGATGGGCTGCGCGTAGGCCACGCCTGCGGCACACAGCAGCGCGATGACGAGGGCGCGGTTCATCGCCTCTGAGCGTCACGCGGGACCCACTAGCGGGTCGATTTCAACGCCTGGCCCGCCGCAGCTTGCGATCTAGGTTGACGAGCACGCGCTCTCCGTCCCGGCTATTCATGCCCTGGACCAAATCGCGGCGA